CGCAGCAGAGTTTGCGGCGCGTGGCCACGGCCGACGCGGACGGTGCGACGCTGACGGCGGGCGATTCGGGCGAGGTGTTCACCAACCAGGGGGCGACGGCGGCGGCGACGTTTGTGCTGCCGGCGGCGCTGCCGGGGATGGAGTTCTATTTCTACGTGATGGCGGCCTACGAGCTGCGCATCGACCCGAACGGGACGCAGACCATCGGGCTGCCGTCGACCGGCGTGCAGCAGGCGGCCGGGAAGGCCGGAGCGGACGAGGGTCTGCACGAGGTCGAGCCGGTTGAGGCGATCATCGCGGTCGTGGCCGAAGATGAGCCGCTCGCGCCGAAGGCGCGGAAGGCCAAGTAACGGCAGATGTACTGGTAGGCATGGTGTTCTCCTCCTGACTGGCGGGGGGTGGGGTAGCAGGCTCACCCCCCTACCCCGCCGGGGAATGCCGGAGGGTTGCATGGCGGAGCGGGCTGGGATGACGGCGCTGATCGACCTGGTGGAGCGGCTGGTGGGCGACACGGCCAACAGCCGGTTCTCGCGCGAGGAGATGCAGGCAGCGCTGGACGTGTATCGGGTTGAGGCGCGGTACATGCTGCTGGTCGGCGTGCCGACGCGGACGGTCGGCGGAGTGGCCTGGCTGACCTATGACGCGGCGGGCGCAGGCTACTGGGAGTCCGACGCCATTCTCTACAGCGGCAACTACACGCCGCTAACGCCGTCCACCAGCGACTGGACGGCGGGGCGATGGACGTTCGCGGCCGAGCCGGTCGCGCCGGTGACGATCCTGGGCTGGAACCATGACCCCTACCAGGCGGCGGCCGATCTGTTGGAGCAGCGGGCGGCGGCGCTGGCCGAGGACTACGATTTCACGACCGGGCCGGATTCATTCAAGCGCAGCCAGCGCCAGGGGCAACTCCTGGCGATGGCGGCGCGCTACCGGGCCATGTCGCCACGGGTGAAGGCGGTGGCCGACGCGGCGGCCGACTGGACGATGCCGGAGATTACCGTCGATGTTTTCAGTTTCTGAGTTGGCGGCGATGACGGCGACGATTGCCGAGAGCCTGGGCGCGGGCAGCGGGCTGGGCGTGAGCCTGGTGTTACATCGCGGGGCGCAGGTGCTGGCGGCGCAGGACGCGCGGTTGGTGCGGCCGGGCGGCGCGGGCGTGCGGTCGGGCGACGGCACGGAGTCGGCGCAGGCGACGGTGAGCGTGGTCGGGTTGCCGGCGATGGACATTCGGGCGGGCGACCGGTTCAACGTGGCCGGGCAGGCCTACGAGGTCGTGGCCGTTCTGCCGCAGCGACAGATCGGGACGATTGCCGACGCGAGGTTTGTGCAATGAGCTACGCGGCGCGAATTGTCTGGCAGCGCGACCCGCGCGACCTGGGCCGGGCGATCTCGGAGTTGGGCGAGCGCGTGTCGCACCAGGCGCTGACGCAGGTGCTGGAGCGCGAGGGCAAGGCCATCGAGACCGAGATGAAGCGTGACGCGCCGTGGACAGACCGCACCGGCGACGCCCGACGCAAGTTGAAAGCCACGGTCGAGACGACGGGGCGAGCGACGACGCTGACATTGGCGCACGGGGTCGAGTATGGCAAGTGGCTGGAGCTGGCCCATGGCGGCCGGTGGGCAATTGTCGGGCCGACGACGATGGCCGCGGGGCCGCGGGTGATGTCGCAGCTACGCGGGCTGATGGCCAAGGCCGCGCCGCGCGGCGGAGGCTGGCAGGCGTGGTAGACGTGAAGGCGGTGATCACGGCGGCGCTGGCGGCCGACGCGCCGCTGATGGCGCTGTTGCCGGGCGGGGTCTATGCGGTGGCGGAGATCACGCCGCGGATGGACGCGCCCACGCCATTTGACGAGGTGGGGCGGATGCGGCCGGCGGCGCTGGTGCGCTATGAGACGGCGACGGCCGACGGGCCGCGCGGGCTGTTCGACCGGCTGTTCGTGCTGGTCTTCTTTTACGACGCAGCCGGCTACGAGGCCATCACGGCGGCGGCCGACCGGGCGAGGACGCTGTTGCACGGCCGCCGGCTGGGCGATGGTGTCTATGAGGCGCGGCACGCCGATGACGTATTCGACCAGTACGATGACGCGATTCTGGCCTACATGCACCGCAGCCGCTATCAGGTGGCGCGGTATCGAGGGTAGACATGGCAAGACAGGCAAAGACGGTGGAATTGATTGTGCCCGGTGGGCTGGCGGCGACGTACACGGCCGCGCACGTCGACGGGCACGCGATCACGTGGCACAAGGACATGGTGCTGCATGTGAAGCAGGGTTCGGGGGCGCGAGTGGCCACGATCAGCGTGGGCGAGACGTTTGAGGGCCGGGCCATCACGGCGCGGACGGTCAACGTCGCCCAGAACACGGAGGTGTTTATCGGGCCGTTCTCGCCGCGCTACGTGCAATCGGACGGGACAATCTATCTGGACTTCGACGCGACGACGAACACGACGTTCGCGGCGATCCGGCCGGGGGTGGCTTAATGGCTGAGAAGACGTTTCTGATTCGGATGGAGCCGGGGCCGTATCGGCGCGAGTTGGGCGCGGTCGTCTGGGACGCGGGCAACAACTGGACGGCCGAGGTGGACGCGCCGACGGCGGCGGAGTTGCTGACCTATCCGGGCGGCGGCTACGCGCTGGCGACGCGGCCGGGGCCGGCGGCGGTGAAGGAACTGGCCGCGCTGATGGGCGTGGAGCCGAAGAATCTGGTACTGCCGGATGAGAGCGGGGCCGCGCCGCCGCCGCCCGCGCCGGAGCGGACGGTGGCCGACGTAGTGGGCGGCCGGTGGGCGACGCAGTTGGGCGGGCACGGCGTGACGACCGTGGCCGGGCTGGCGGCGCTGGACGAGGCCGGGGTGAGCGCGCTGGCGGAGAAGTCGGGCGCGTCGCGTGAGGAAGTGGCCGGCTGGGTCAAGGCCGCCGGGCAAGGGTAAGGAGAAGAGATGGCAAACAAAACCTATGGCATGTTCACCCGCGGTCTGCGGGACATCAAAATCACCAACGCGGCCGGGACGGTGCAAGAAGACCTCAACGCGGCGATTTCGTTCACGTTCACGCCGGAGTTGACCAACGCGGAGCTACGCGGCGACGACGTGGTGAAGGTCAGCATCGCCGGCCTGAGCAAGGGCACGGGGTCGCTATCGGCCGGCGGCTACTCGTCGGCGGCGCTGGCGATCATGTTCGGCAAGACGCTGACGGTCGCCGGCACCACGCCGAACGAGACGACGACGCTTGACCTGAACGCGGGCGACGTGTTCCCGTCGTTCAAGCTGTACGGCATGGCTTACGGCAAGGACGGCGACGCGGTCCAGATTCTTCTGGGCAATTGCACGGTGACGGGCTGGGGCGACATGACGTTCCAGGACGAGGAGTTTTTCACGACCAGTATTGACCTGGACGTGCTGGCCGACAGCGGCGGCCGCATCGCGCGGATCATCCAGCAGGAGACGGCCGCGGCGCTGCCGTCGAGCTAGGCGAACGGGGCCGGGGCGACCCGGCCCTTTCTTCTTGGAGGGGATAGATGAGCGACAGACTGGCAGCGTGGAAAGCGGCGACCGCGCCGCGCGAGGTGGAATTGAGCAGCGGCCTGACGGCGACGATCCGGCCGGTGCGGCTGGAAAATCTGGTGCTGAGCGGGTCTATCCCGCTGACGCTGTTGCGGCAGGCGCAGGCGCTCAAGCCGCGCAAGGACGGCACGTTCCGCGAAGAGGACGCGCTAGAGATGGCCGTGGTGATCGACGCGGTGGTGCTGGCGGCGGTGGTTGACCCGCCGCTGACACGCGACGGCGGCGCGGATTCCATTGCCCTGTATGACATTCCGTTCACCGACCGGGTGAAGCTCTTCGAGGAGGCGAACCGGCCGGCGACGGCGTTGCAGTCCTTTCGTGGACAACCCGACGGAGATGCGGCTGATGCACCTGGTAGCGAAGACCTACGGCCGGCTGCCTAGCGATTTACTGCGATTGACCTGGGCGGAGTACCAGTTCTGCGTGGCGGCGCTCATGGCGGGGCTGGACACCGATGACGGCAAGGGGGCCACGGGGCCGGTTAGCTACGACTGGAGCGACCTGGTATAGCCATGACGGTTGACATTGGAACAGCCCGCGGACGCATCGAGATCGACACTGTCGGGGTGCAGAAGTCGCTGAACGCGGCGCAGAATGCGCTTTCGTCGTTCGGTAAGGCGGCGGGGCTGGCGTTCGGCGCGTTGGGCATCGGCGCGGGCGCGGCGGCGGTGGCGGCGGTCAAGTCGGGCGTGTCGATGACCGCGATGCTGGAGACGACGCAACTCCAGTTCGAGACGCTGATGGGGTCGGCCGACGCGGCGCGGGAGCACGTCGCCGACCTGTTTGAGATCGCCAAGAAAACGCCGTTTGAGACCGAGCCGATCATCGCCGCGTCGAAAAAGCTGCGGACGTTCGGCGGCGACGCGCTGGATACCAAAGAACGGCTCATTGCCATCGGCGACGCGGCGGCGGCCACGGGCGGGCCGATTGACGACCTGGCGTTCTGGGTCGGCCGTCTCTACTCCAACCTTCAGGGCGGGCAGCCGTTTGGCGAGGCGGCGCTGCGCCTCCAGGAGTTGGCCGTCCTCTCGCCGCAGGCGCGGCAGGAGATGGAACGGCTCCAGAAGTCGGGCGCGTCGGCCGAAGAGGTCTTTGCCGTTTTTGAGCAGAGCCTGGGCCGGTTCGGCGGGGCGATGGCCAAGCAGGCCGAGACGCTGCCGGGCCTGGTGGCGACGGTCAAGGACGCGATCAAGCTGGGCCTGGGCGACGCCTTTGCGCCCGTTGCCGATGGGCTTAAGACCGGCCTTAAGGAGGCCATCGCCGTTCTGGACGCCCCGGAGACGACGGCGGCTATCGCCAGGTTTGCCACACAACTGGGGTCGATTACGGCGGCCGTCGTGCCGTTCGTGGTCGAGCACGGGCCGGCGCTGTTGAAGCTGCTGGGCAACCTGGCGGTCGCGCTGGGGGCCATGTCGGTCGCGGCAAAGGTCGGCGGGGTGGTGCTCAAGCTGGCCGCGGCGTGGGGGGCGGTGAGCGCGACCGTGGCCGGGGGCAGCTCGGCGCTGTCGGCCGTCGTGGCCCTGCTAGGCGGGCCGGTGACGCTGGCCATCGGCGCGGTCGTGGCCGCCGTGGCGCTACTGGCGACGGCCTGGGCCAACGACTGGGGCGGCATCCGCGAGAAGACGGCCGCGGCCTTGGATTTCATCAGCGGCAAGGCGGCCGAGGGCATGGCGGCGATCCGGCGCTTCGTCGAGCCGGGGCTGGAGGCCATCCGCGCGTTCTGGGACGAGCACGGCGCGGCGATCATGCGCGCGGTGGGCCAGTTGTGGGCCGGGCTGAAGCGGGCCTTCGAGGCCGGGTTCAATCTGCTGCTGTTCCCGTTCCGCGTCTTCCGCGCGGCGTTCCAGGGCGATTGGGAGGAAGTCGGCCGCCAGATTCGCGGGCTATGGGAGAACACGGTTCAAGCCCTGGTGGACATCTCCGAACACCTGTGGGAATCGCTGCGCCCGGCATTCGAGGCCGTGGGCCGGAAGATGATCGAATGGTGGTCAAACATCGAATGGGCGAACATCGGCCGGCAGGCGGCGGTCGCGCTGGTGGAGGGCTTCCGCGAGGGCACGGCCGCGGGCGGGGCGTTCAATGGGCCGACGGTCGTGGAAAGGATGATCGGCTCGTTGGAGAAGACGAATCCGGTCTATGCCCTAGTCGGCAAGCTCATCAAGGGGATTCCCGCGCTGCAACAGGCCGGCGCGGACATGGTGAAGGGTTTCAAGGAGGGGGCCGAGGGCGAATTCGAGGACGAGGAGCTGGCCGGGATGGCCGCGGCCTACGCGCGGGAGATGGCCGACCGCGTGGCTCAGGAGGCCGCGTCGGCCGATCGGGCGATGACCGGCTATGCCGAGGCGTGGCAGGAGGTGGGGCAGTCGGCCGACGACGCCGGGCGGTCGATCTCCGGCTGGGACACCTATCTGCGGGCCAGCCACAACAACCTGAAGTTGGGGGCGGATCGGTCGCTCCACTTTGCCGGGGGCATCGACGCGCTGACGGCCGCGGCGGCGCGCAACAAGGCCGAACTGGACGCGGCGGCGCTGGCGGCGCAGAACTACGCGTCGGCCTTCGCCGGGGTGCAGAGCGACTACGACACCGAACTACCCCAGGCCGACGAGCCACTGGTAGCGCCACAGCAGGACGTGACCATCCGGACGCGCATCAGCGGGCCGACGGCCGAGCA